GCAGCAGCAGCAGCAGCAGCAGCAGATTTTAGTTCTTCTACCGTTGCTTTGCCGGCGGCGAACGCCTCGGCGGTTTCTATCGCACGGCGGCTCCGTTCATCGGTCAGCAAATCCCATACCGTGCCACTAAACGTTGGCGTGTGGCGGACGATGTGGCACACCGCTATAATACGTTGACTCTTTGGCAGTAGTCTCAGCGCCCACCGTAGCCAAGCATGATTGTCGCAATTGGTAATGACGTCGGCGAAGGTGTTGTACAGTTCGGCGTACTTTATTGCTTCGGAGCAAGCACGGTGTTTGATGAGTTTTATAATGTGTGGCTTCATAGCATCGCCACAGATATAATATATAAAATTATTACTACTACCGCTGCTACTACCCGCTTGGGGTAGCTGTCCGGTTTTGTCTGCCTGGCTTTGATGCCAAACACAAATTCGCGTGTGTCAACGCCGTTGGTGCGGTGTTCAAGAAATATCATGCTCATCGTTGGCTCCCCACTATTGCTGCGTAAGTATCTAAGTCATTAGCAATGTGATTCATTAAATTCAAAGCCCACGTCGACGTTACCGATGGACGGTTTACACGCGACAATTCATCAACATATTTAGCAATTTCGTTTTTATCGGCGTCGCTATCGTCATCTATGGGTGGCGACAGTGTGGCGTCTAGCGTGGGTGCCTGTTGGGGTATTTTCAGCGCCTCTTCACGCGCGGCTACTTCACGCTGCTTCGCTTCGATGTCGGCTCGTTCTTGTTCGAGCCGCCGTTTCTCTTCTAGCTGTTTCGCTTCGATGGCGGCCAAACGTTGCGCCTCTTCGCGTTGTTCTTGTTCACGTCGCTCGGCTTCGGCTTTCTGCTCGGCTGCTATTCGTTCGGCTTCGGCGTGTTTATTTTTTGCATCCTCTAGTTCGTCATTAAACTGTTCGTCCGTCCACAAACGCGCGGAATCGAATGATGCTACCACTCCACATTGTAACAATTGTGATAATCTGTGCTCTACTTTCTCACGCTGCTTCCGCTCGGCTTCCAATCTGATGGCTTCCTTCGCATTGTCGATTGCTTTCTTACGGGCCGCAAGAGGGGCTTCAATCTCTTCAATCTGACGCACGACCTCTTTTTCACGCTCGATCCATTCTTTCGAAATACGATTAGCTTCCTCCCTGCCAGCCTTGCAGACCTTAACCGTAGTGGTTCGAAGCCTGACACAGTGCATATGCGCTTCGTGCACCGCCTGATAACCCGCCTTGTCATCTATTCCGTCGATGGTTAAATTTATAAATTTAGCTCTGATCTCAGCCAAGTGCTCCGCCGTTACGTCGTGTTTGCGAAGCTCTACCGCCATCATGTCGATGGGTGCCAAATCCGTCGTTGGGCTGTCCATGTCGTACCTTTGTATTGTGTTGGTTGATTTGCCCCCTGCCGTGTACGTGTTCGTCAGGGGGCTTTGTTTATCGAATCTGCATCTTCGGTTTGCCGATAATTTCGGCGTTGCCCGTGCCGAATTGTGCCTCGTAGGCCGCCCGCACAAGCCGTCGAAATTCAGCCGTCATCGATCCTGTGTTGGCTTTGGCGAGCCGACTCAGCATATCCTGAAATTCTGCTGGCACGGTAAAATTCAACCGCACCGCTTCGGGTTCTTTCTGTTCTGTTGTGTGTGCCATATATGTAAATGTAACACATCTGTTACACGTCGTCAAATCTTTTTCGTGAAAACTTTTCGATGCGCGTCTAAAATCAGCCGCGACACCTGCTCGCGCATCGATCGGCAGTCGTTGTGAGCCATGAGTTCCCTCAGCATCGCCCGTTCGACTGGCGATAGACGCAATGGGGTTATCCTGTGTGCGTGCGTCAGTTTTTTAGGTGTAGTGTTCATGGGGCTTCCTATCGAGCATGTGATCCCATATTCCGTCGGGCGGGGCACCATTGACATACTGCCCATCATCGTCAGGATAGTCAGCCGAGTAGTCACGATAGATGTAGTAGACGACATGGCCGTCGCTCGTATCCGTGACGCGGATATAGAGATCGCCCATGTATAGGGCGTAGGCGTATTCGACTACCTGACCTTGATTTTCTGGCGGTGTGATGTATTTCATGTCGTCGTCTCCTGTGTTGTGTGTGTGTGTGTTGACAGGCGCGTGCCGCGGAGTCGAACCGCGGCGTGACCATCCACGCGCTAGAGATAGCCTAGCCTCTGGCTCTCCACTCGGCTACTGCCTCGTCGGCCGCGCGTAGTGCTTCTCGGGACTCACGGGCTAGCTCGATGGCTTCGTCCCGCGTGGGGTGGCCTCCGTTGACGCGCGCCTTGTACTGCCACTCGCGGGCTGTCGTATATGTGTAGCCGTCCATGTCGATGATTAGTCTGCCAGCATACTGGCCATAGTTTGTGTTATGGATGCCCATCTCGTGTCTCCTGTGTTGTGTGTGTGTGTGTGTGTGTTGACTGACACACGAATATACGGATATATCCGATATATACAAGCAATAGTTTCGACACCTTTGATAATTACGTATTTTTACGTAATTATGAAACTAGATCGTAACCTGTGCCATCCGGGTAAATAGGCTCACATCAAGCCCCGCACCTGATACATATGTATCAGGTGTGGTCCCGGATACGAGTCCGACGATATAGATATTCGTTGCCGTCGAGAGTACCCCAGATGTATTATACGTCCGGATATACGATGCGTCGGCCTCCCAGATGAGACTGCTGATACGTCGATAGTCTGCCGTCACCACATCGGCGATGCCGATAAGATTCGTTGTCGATGGCTCGTAAACTACGCCCTCTGTGGGAGGCGTTGGCGGTGTATCGGTGTAAAAGTAAAGACGTATATCATTTTTGGTAATATTTCCGGCGATGGCTGTCGTCTCACGGACAACAACTTGAACAATTTCAAATGCCTGTTGCAACCGTTCGACGACATTTTGGGCCGTCAGTACGGCAGCGTCGACAGGCTCCCACGTGTTGAGCGATGTAAGATCGACCGATGGGAACGTGAGCCATCCCGACGGTCTGATGTCTTCGACAAATGGTGTATTCGGTTTGCAGCCCATTGTAAATTCCTTTCGTTATCCTGTGAAAACAAAACCAGTACCGTCGTAAGCAGCGTCGATGATCTCATCGTCACAGCGCAGCCTGAATCCGCCGCAATGGCCCACGACACTCGATGGCCAGCCCACCAGTTGATCGCCTGAGGCGCCACCCGTACGCAGATAAATCGGAAATCTAATCACATCACCGACCGCGCATGGTATCTGACACATGCCGCCCAATACAGTGTCGATGACGAATAGTGCGTTGTCGTTGGACATCTCATCATCCAGCGCATCGATCACGCGCCATAGCGTGCCATTTTTGGAAACGCCTAGACGAGCATCCAAAACCGTCATGCCTGCCGTCAGCACAATTTCGACGTGCGCATAGAAACACCATACGCCCTGATACCCTTTGCCGACGTGGAATTCAAACTCTGCATCGGCTGCCGACGTAGTGCCTACCATATACGCGCCCGGACAACGGATAACCTCATGATTAAAGCCCAATGGATCATAAACATTCGTAGTAACCGTTACGTCAGTCGAAAAATCCCATTCAAATGAACTCGAATACTCGCCTACGTATTGCTTCGCGCGATCCTCTGCATCCATGACGTTAGCCTGTGCAGATTCAATCAATCCGGCAACGTATCGGCGCGTAGCCGCGTCTGTCTGTTCCTGCGCCACAGCAGTCTCGCGCACCGTTGATTGATACGTCACCGAAGCGTTGCCGCGCGCCGTGTTCCCATCGTTAAACGCTAGCGATTGGGGCTGTATCCGCCGGTCTCTGATGGGATCTGAAAATGGCATTACACCTCCGGCATAAAATATGTGATGGCACTAGTTGCTTCGTCGTAGTTGATACTAATTTTTGTTATCACTGCCCGACCCCAATTGAAGTGGTCGAAGGCGTCGGCTTCGGCGTTGACAAGATCATGTACCTTGCCGAGGTTATCAATCGTTGTTGTAGCACCGAGCACCCACGTAACCGTTGTCAATGCCTGTAACTCATTGCCGAACGCCTCATACGCCGCCGTTGCAAGCGCGTACGGCAGGCACGACGTACGTTGAATTTCATTAACCCACGCCTGCATGATAGCGTCTTGCGCAGGATTAGCCTTTGCCAGTTCTTTATTGCCCGAGACATCTTCAGTCATGATGGGCACCTGCTCCGCATTCGTCACCGTAATGGAGTCGGTTACGGTGCCGCCGTCGGCAACACCGCGCAGTACAATTTGAGTATCTTCATGCACTTTTTCCAGCACATCGTTGCTGGTATCATCCTTAACTAAAATTAAATTCGTCTGCGTTAAATAATCATACAAGACACGTGTACCATTGAAAAACTTCCAATATCTTTTGTACGTTGGCGTGTTATGGATTATCGGCTCTCGCGTCCATGCCGTGCCGTCTCTCGATAGCGCATCGCTAACAACTGTCTCCAAGACGTTCTTTTCGGCCACTCCACCGGGCGTGGTAATGCGCACCTCGGCACGTGCTATCGTGCCACCGCCTTCCGATATTTTTTCTATTGATATTTTTTTTGACAAATCCATCTGCGCCGGCGTCCCGTCCGATCGACCATTCGAAAAGATGCACGCCACACCCAAATTATAATTAATGTAATCGCCCGAACCCGATACGTTGTAGACCGGATTCCAAAATAATTTAACGAACAACGTTTCGCAAAGATCGACCATGACGTTATGGAGCGATTGCGCCTGTGCCCAGCCGAGCTGATCCTGCGTGTCGAATAATCCACCCACCGTGTTACCCCCGAACGGTCCTTCAATCTTGTAAATAAGTTTAGCTATCGAGTCCGTAACGTCCGCGTCGGCTTGACGTGGGCTGGTATTCGTCGCCGTCTTGAACCGTGCGCCGGTGTCTATCATGTCAGCCAGCCGCAGATTTGGATCGATACATTCGTCCTCGGCCGCATTGCTGGTATTTGTTGATTTTATATAATTAGTTTCAATAAAATTCGAAACCTGTAAACGTATGAACGTTGCAATTTCGCCCCACGACATCACGACGCAACCGCGTGTAAACGGGTTCTGGATGTAGGCTATAAAATCTTCGTGGACGTATGTAGGGCTGTTGACTTCATAGAGTTGCTTGTACTCGAAGGTGTCGGCTGGTGTTACCAGTGTAGGGTCAAACGTAGCAGCACCCGACATTGCCAGCATGGCCAACGACAAACAATCGCGACACTCGTAGACTACCTCGTAATCGCCGGCTGCGGTAACCTCGTACTCCGCTCCTTCCTGAATTTCCGGACAACCGGCAAACTCTAAAGTCCACGTCGATTGATTTGTGCCTCTGTCGGTAAAAAACAAGAATGTATTGCGTTCGGTTCCAGAACTTTTTTGTTTGAGCGAATCCCGCAGTGCTGTCGGCAGGTGATTCCATCGCAGCGTAAACGACATGGTAGCGGCCTGCATAATGCCAAGTGGCCTATCGTCTGCAAAACCAGCTTCGTTCTCACCAATGCCACCAATGGACCCAGCAGGCAGTGTTGTTATCGATCCTGCCAATGTTTCGCCAATAGGCACAATGTCCAGCCGGTGATACCATCCGTTGGTGTTGCTGCGCCATGTATGCCGGTAACGTGCCATTTAGAATACGTAACGATGTTTTACGACCAATTGTACACCGTGCACATTCGGGCGCGAGTCTTCGGCGTATGATTCGACATAGACCGGATACGCCGTTGTCGTCGAGGGCTGATTACGCGTACCCGCCTGAAAGCGCACCCATAGTTTATTAGCGGTGTTTATTAAATTCGTCAGTGCCGCAATGTCCTCCAATGATTGCGGAGTGCCTGCTGTAAATTGGAAGGGGAAGCATTGCACCGGCCACATCCTGCGTCTGCGCGACCCTGCGAAGACAGACCCCGAAACATCCTGCGCCGAAAACGTTTCAATCTCAAATGACTCACCACTGAACGTTATGTACACGGCCTTCGTCGCATAACCCGTGTACCCTTGTATCGTTGTCAGCAGTACCGTATCGTACGGCGTGCCTTCGCCGGCGTCGACGGTAGCTCCGTATAGATGCATCTTCCAATCTTCACGCGGTTGCAAACTCATTTACTAAGGCTCCTTCGCATCTTGCGCTGACGTTCCCGCTCAACGATGGCGTGATCCAAACCGAGTTGTATGTCCTGTGACTCCCGTACTTCGACCATCGCCGGCAGTCCTCGCAATGTATCGCGCATCTCTGCCATCATGGAAATCAAGTCTCCGCTACCGTTGACGCCATAGCGCACCGTCGCTGTCGGGTTGTAAAAATCTTTAGCATCTCCGCCTTTGTGTAAGTGATCGAGTAAGGCTTTGTTTTTCTTATAGACCTTTGGATTAGCTACCCACTCCTCGCCGTGAACAACACCGCGCACTTCGCCCCTACGTCCACCTGTTGCACCGCCCTTGTCGAAGCTCGACAAGGCCGCTTGCAGCAACGCCTGTAAACCTGCGACAGCAATACCACCAGCTATAAGGCCGAATGGTGGCGGTATAACACTGCTAAATAAAGCTATGATCTGCGGAGTATATAATGCAAGCAAGGACTTCGCCGTCTGACCGGCAATAGCTTTTACAGCATCGCCTGCAGATTGGGATTGAGCAATGAGATTGACAAACGACGCACCCGCATTTACAGCTATGGACTCAAGAGCTGCGGCTTGTGAGTCTGCAATCTTAAGATTCAACGCCGCCTGTTGTTCTGCCTGCTGCTCGCCAGTCAGCGTTGTATCGCGTTGTATTTTTTTCTTTTCCTCTTCCAGCGTTCGCATCGTCTCCAATTGCGAGTCTACCGCTGCTTGTTGCCCTGCGGCAACGGCTGCCGTGGCCTGTGCAAACGCTTCTCCGAGCCGTGACATGAACGTCGAAGTCTCTGCCGACAACCCGCGAAGCTGGTCTATTGCCTCTTGATAACTAATTTTACCAAGTGCGAGTGCTTCATTGATGGCATCGATTTGTTTCTTTACATCTTCGGCATCAGTCTTTGCTTCGTCGGCCGATAAATCGAACTTGGCATCGCGCAACGATTCGCCAATGGCCTTAACGGACAAGTCTAGCCCCTTGACGGGACCCCTGCGCACTTTGTCGATAGCCGTACCGAATCCGTCGTTGATCTCACGTGCTTGTTCCTGCGTGAGATTGGCGTTGAGTAGTAATAAATCACGCTGCTTTTCCAGCGCGCGTACCTGTTCTTCGATTGCGCGCAGCGTGTCGCTGCGAATTATCGATACTTGCGAATCTTTGAATGCGTCGGCAATCTCACGGCTCGCGTCCGTTGCGTCCCGCGCTGCTTTTGTAAAGATGTTTTGAATCTGTTTACCAAATTCAGAGACCTCGCCGGCAGGAACGGCAAGCAATTCGTCAAGTAAACGAGTGCGCAGATCGTTGATTTCGGCAAACGCAGCGTCAGCATCGATCTGTCCGGACTCAAGGCGGAATTGTATAGACTCCATGCCCTTTTGAAACGCCGGTAATTGCTCTATTAACGCACGCGCCTCCTGCTCTGCGGCCTTGCCGATCTGCTTAACACGCGCTTCGGTGGCCTTCGTCAGCGTATCGAGGCTCGTGTCCATCGCCGCGAGCTGCCTGTCCGTATCAATGATGCTCGCATCGGTGAGTGCTGACGCTGCGTCTTTAATACGTTGTTCTGATGCTAACAAAAATGACAATCGTTCTTCCTGTGCTTTGCCTTCGATGGCCTTCAGGTCCGCCGCCTGTTGCAAGACAAGGCGTTTACGCTCTTCGTTCAACGCTACGAGCTGTGCTTTGGCCTCTGGAAGCCCTGCGCCACCGACGTTAATGACGGTTTGCGCTGCTTTGATCGATTCATCAAGGGCGCGTTTGTCTGCTTCCTGTTGGATCTTGAGTAGCTCTCTGTCCCGTTGTATCGATTCAGCAATGAGTGAAGCCGTTAACATCTTCTCAAGTGTGATTGTCTCTGCTGCCGCCTGTTCGCGCTGTGCTTTCAATTGCTGTTGTCTCACAGGGTCAACGGCTAAGGACGCTGCGTCTTGTGCGGCTTCGAGTTTGGCCAGTTCACCACGTGCTTTACGTGCCTGATCGGCAAGACCGGTAGCACCACCAGCCATTGCCGACAACAACAGATTGAGATTCGCCGATGCTGCCGACATCTTATTCGTAAACTCTGCTGCTAACTGGTTGATGTCTTGAATGATAGCTTTTTGCTGCTCCCCAGCTTGGACGTTCTCCTGTTGCGCCTTCGTCAGTTTCTTTGTTGCGTCCGCTGCGGCTTCACTCGAATCGTCGATGATACCCAACGCCTTGCCGATGTTCGTGGCAAGGCCTACAACTTGGTCTTTAAGATTGATAACAAAAGCAACTAACCCCTCAATGGCGGCACGCACAGGCTCGATACCGAGTAACCACTTGGCAAATTGTTCAACAGCACCGACAACGGCGTCTTTGAGTTTAATAAGAAATGTTATAAAGTCCACAACTTTGGATACGACAAATTTGAGTGGCAGCACAAGGATTTTGATAGCACCGGCCAATACAGTTTTGACAACCTCAGCCGTGCCCCTCATGACGTTCTTGATCGTCTCGAATATATCACTCACACCTTCGCCTTCACCACCCAATTTCGCGAAGATGTCGGCAAGGGGCGCGAACGCTTCACCCACTGTGTCGAATATCTCACCGAGTGTGCTGACGATAATATCAAATGTGGTGACTATGTTGTCTACCAACACTCCAATCTCACCACCGACGACCTGCTTAATAGTATCGAAGAATCCCAGTGCCGATTTCAGTCCGTCACCTGCAAATGCTTTGCTTATGGAGTCTTTGATGCGTATAAATCCATCGATAATCGGCGTAATGATGGGTGCAATCACATTACTGTAAAATTCTATAAGACCTTTGCCGATGTCAGATAGTATTGTATCGAAGCCTCTACTTAATTGCTCGAAGGGGTCTTGCTTCGCCAATGCGTCGGCGATGCCTTGACCTGCTTTTGCGGCGTTGGCCTGAATGTCTTTCACGTCGATGGGCTGCGAGAATATATCTGAGTACAATTCACTGCCAACGTCTTCTGCAATGGAGCCACCTAACAGCGTGAGCAACTGCCCGCGTGTCGATTCTACGATGTCGCCCTTTGCGGCCGCTGCGTTGATGGCTTGTACTGATTGAGCCAATACTTCCTTCGTTTGCAGTACGCCCTCCTCGCCGAGTTTGGCGATGTACTGCAATTGCTTACCCACGTCACCACCGATAGCGGCAACCTGTGTCGAAAGGTCACCCGATTTAATACGATTATTTATTTCTTTTATGCCATCGCCCACTTTTGCGAGGTCTTTCACGCCACCAGCCGCGGCACGTTGAAGCAAGCCGCCAAATTCCTCTGCCGACAATCCCGCTTCTTTTGCATTCGGCGTGAACTCATTGATGGCATCTAAGTAACCGCCGATGTCAGCCACGCCTTTTTGCGCACCCGACGCTACAAGGTTCAACGCCTGATCGAAGTCGAGTCCATACTGCTTTATGAGCGGCGATATTTTACCGATCAGTTCGGGCGTTTCTACGCCAATTGATTTTGCGAATGTGTTCGCCTTTGCTGTTGCTTCACCCAAAAATTCCGGCGGCACAAGGTCACCGAGCGTACGGCGCAACTCGCCAATGATGTTTATAGATTCTGATATTGATTCACCAACGCCCTTTTGGAAAGCTATCTCGGCTTGTTCTTCGAGCACAGTCATTTCCTCGGCGCTGGCACCTGTTTGTAGTTGTAGTTTCTTGAGGGCTCCGGTTGCTTCGCGCCCCTTGCTTACCAGTGAACCAATGGCTCCGCCAACAACGCCAATCACAGCACCGGCGGCGGCGACCTGTGGAATGGGGATGCTGGATAGAATACCACCGACGCCCCCGCTTAAGGCACCCGCTGCCCCAGAGAGTTTATCTCCGATACCGCCCAATGTTTTCTCGGCTTTATCCGCTCCCTCGACGCTAACGTTTATTATCTTCTCGTCAGGTAGCGCCGTTACCGCATTATCAACTTTTTTAGTATCGGCAACAGCGTCTTTCGAGTCCGCCGTGATGTTGATCTCTTTGTTCTCCGGCAGCTTGCCCGCTTCGTTCACGGCTTTTTTTGTTGCCGTAACGAATTGCCCGATGTCCAGTTTTAGTTGGTTTTCATAGACTGCCATCGGTTACCTCTCTACATTGTTAGGTCGCGGCACTTGCATCTTCGGGGTCTTGCTGGCGAAGAACGCCCGTTCACCCTCCTGCGGTGTACGATACAACGGTTGGTGCATCGATCGCGCACGCTCGACGGCGAGCCATTCGTAGTATGTGTCAAGTGGCATCGATAGTATCTCCACTACTGACATATGCCAGCGCGTCGCCAGTTCCTGCGCTTCTGCCAACGCCTTCGCCTCCGACGGCAGTAAATATGTGTAGTTCTTGGGTGTCCACATCTCGGAGCGGTAGTCCGTCGCTCTGAATCCCCACTGATCCCGACGCTCTATCTGCCACACTCCCCACGTGTCTATCTGCCACAGCCTGAACAGCACCGCTGCCAAATGCTGAACGAAAGTGATTTACATATTCAGCGACCTCCGACGCTTCGGTGTCGAACCATATATCGGAACTCGGCACAACATCAGGCCATTTGTTACGCAAGTCGTCAGGAAGCTTAGAAACGTCAATAGTGCCCATGAGTATCTCGATGCCCACATCCAATGCCTTAGCATTCACAGGCCATTCGTCGGGGTTGAAGTACAGAATGCGTGCAATGTCAGGGACAGAAGCGAGGTACTCTTGATATTCGTCAACAAGTTTAATAGCCGCTTGCTTCAGTGCCACGTCCATCGACATCGGCAGGTGGCCTTCGGCATCTTTGTTGATGTGATTGTCATAGGCGATGATGCGCTCCGCCTGACGTGTCAACTCGGATTCGTTGTAGCCACCATCGGGTCTAATGTAATTCAATAGATCGGGAGCCTTTGCGACGGCCTTCGCCACGCGCTCCTGCCATTCGGTTACACCCGCATCCTCCAAGAACTTTTGACTGCGCGCATAAAACTCACGCAGTGCATGTTCATTGCGCCTTGTGACGGGCATGTACGTTACGGATATCCGTTTTCCACCAATCGTTACCAGCGCCATAGTTTAACTCCGATTGTAAAAGAGTTTAGTGATTAAAAGTAGGGGCGATTCCAGAAACCGCCCCTGTTCGATTATCCGCGTACCCATTTGCCGAACTTGGCATTCGACACGGCTACCGTCTGCGTCGCAGCGGTAACCATATATGAACCAAGCACCGACGAAGGAAAGGTGAGGTCTGACGTGATCTGCACGGCGACCAAACTGATAGGCGGCTTGATGTAGGTGTTGCCGCTGAAATTCACCGAGCCGCTGGACTTCACCAGCTTGCACAGCCCCAGCCATGACATGCGTTTGCCGTCGTCGACGCCGCCGCTGATGAGTGGTCCGCGCACAGCCGTAGCAATGGGTGTTCCCAAAGCGGCGGCACCTGAAAGCAAAACACCATCTTCAAATGTGATGTCCTCCGTGGGCTGCACGCCATCGGCAGGTGCATACGTCGACACGAACGTATCGAATGCTTGCGACACGTCCATCTGGTCGAGTGCCCACGTCGTTACGCCGCCTTCGTCCTTGGCTCCATCAGAGCTGATTTGTTCTAGGCACGTGTAGACAGGTGTCGTACTCGCGAGCGTTGTCTGCGTTGTACCAATGGTGACGCTCCACGCATCGAGTCGACGACCTCCACCAATGCCATATCCTTGACTCATGTTTTGTTCTCCTTTGTTAATAATTGCAACCATCCAGACATATCACGAGTCAGAAACTCACAATAGGCCTGATACATGGGGTGCTCGGAACCCATCTCAAACGTCTGACGCAATAGTAAATTACTGTTGCGTTCAAGTTTTTTAATAAGCTCTTCGCGTGTGACGATATAACCGGAGTGTGTTATTGTGATGTCGGTAGGTAGCAGTCGGTATCCCTCGTGCTCTATCATATCAGCGATTTGCTCGTGGCAGCGACCAAACCAACGCGCGCCAGTACTCCGTCTGTAAAGTCTGCATTGACCGATCGCACCATATTGACCGCGCGGGTCTGCATGGCCTTCGAAGTGCTCTTGGAATGTTTGAAGCGATACCTGCATGGCCATGATACCACCAAAACCTTTGGGTAACACTTCGGCTAAGTTTCTGATGTCTGCGTGTTGTGCGGGGTTAAGACGTTCGTCGCAATCGACCCACATCACCCAATCATGTGTGGCCATATCGGAGGCGTGGTTGCGTGCGTCGGCAAACGAAAAATTGTCTTTGGTGTATGCCCATGTGCGCGTGCGAAGGTATGGATAGTCACTAAGATTAGTAATCTCTGATAATGATTCCTCTGCACCTTCGCTGTTCAGTAACACATTCACCTCGGCATCAATAGGCAGGGTTCTCAACAGACCCTGACCACGCAGCCTGAACTCCTCGACAGTCGCTATGATGCAGAATGACACGGGGAACGATCCGGCTTCGCCGCGCTCTAGACCTTGTGCGATCTTAATTTTATTTATATCGATGCTCATTTGCTGACATTACACGTGACGAAAATTTCAACTCCTACCTTAAACTCGCGCTCGTTACGAGCATAGATACCGTCATGCCCACCGATGGTCACACCCGCTATACGCGAATCAAACGGTGTCCCTGCGTCGTTGTCGGCTTCGTAATTGGCAGCCAGCACAACATCAATACATTTATAAATAGCGTCGAATGTGGCGTTAGCTTCCTTGCCCGTCGGCGTTGCACCCTCGGCTGTGACCTTCCCTTCGATCTCTATGATACACCGCAGCGTTACCATCGCTGACGATGTGCCGTTCTCGAAGCCCGCAGGGAAGTCGCCCCCTACAACGTACGGATAGACACGCGTCGCCGTCGTTATCGTGTCGGTGCCTACGCGCTTAACGGTGAATCCTGCCACCGTCGCCAGTACACGCGCCAGCCAATCTTCCACGAACCGCGCAGGGTTGCCGAATGCCGTCGTCATGCCAACGCCTCCGCGAGTTCATCGATCAAACGTCGTATTGCTTTCGGCCAGCCTTTTTTGAGATACTGCTTCATGCCTGGTTCCAGAAAAGGCCGTGACCCTTGCTCATGGATAGTTGCGTAAATCAACGTCGTTTGCTCCGGCCCCGCCTGAACGATGGTAGAGTCGTCGAACGAATGTTCGATCACGAACTCACGACCGCCGGAATCGAATTCCGCACGGCTGACGTTGCCCTTGCCGCCGACCTGTAACGCTCTTATTAAATTACCATACTGTCTGCGTAAGCGCGAGGTGCTGTTCTTGGTGTTCCAGTAAATCCGTCCTGAATCGGCTTTACGGAGACCTTTGCTGCCGCGCTTGTTTGACGGCTTAGCATTGACGGAACTAAACTCACCGCTCACATACCCGCTTATCTCGACAGGTACTTTTTGTAGCGTCGCTTTGACGATGCGCTGTATGTCGCGCTCCAGTGCCGACAGACTCTCTTGTATCGGATTACTCACGGACGATTCCTCACAACGTAATGCGCTATGCCCGCCTGTATGGACGGGCGCACAGATTGCAGCGTCAGGCTCGTAGACCCCGAAGGGTTACCGTCACTGATGGCAGCTAGTCCGAATCTATCCGTTGTTCCCGATGCTCCACTCTGATGATATAATTCTTTAACAAGTAGGCCACATGCAGCTTTCAGTTCTTCGGGCATAACCCCAACGGCATAACCTACATCGGCAGTCAGTTGATAGTATGGATAGACGAAATAATCTTGAGAATATAACCACCAACCGGCACGATCTTTATGTACGGCATACGTCGTGCTTGTTGCCGTCGTCCATGTATCGGTGGGCTTGGTGCGATATTCGAGCTTCGTCGTTACCACGGGTATCAGGGCAAAGGGTAGTAGGTACGTCGAGTGGTCCAACTTGGGAACTGCGATCACGTGACCCGTGACGGCCAGCAACGGCTGACCGCACATTGCTTCAATCTCTTTTGTCGCTGTATTTATCAACGCCGTGATGAGCGCGTCCTGTGTTGCGTCGCCGGTAAGACCCAGCCATGTGTCTTTGATGTATGCTGTCGTTACCATGTTACCACCGTGCCTTTGATGCTCGCACGTCGATGTGCGTGAAGTGTGTGTACTTGCCCAAGCCGCCCGTATGGTGCGGGTCCAAGAGTCTGTAAACATCCAACGGATCGATTCCGAATACAACGATGTCGGCAGCCTTGCCCTTCATGTGCTGCGAATCTGTGGCTCCACCGATGGACTTGTTGTATGTTGGCGTGCGATAGCCACTGTTAATGGTTATCGGTTTGGCGTAGTAGGCACGAATCGATTCCAGCAATGGCAACAATGCCATGTCCAGCAACACTTCGTCGCTGCCATCTTTACAACGAAACTCCGACAGCTTGAAATGTTCACTTAGTTGAACATCTCCGTCAGCCATCGAGTAGGTGCGTACGTCGTTAGTCGCATTCAACGGAACCCATAGGGTCATCACAAACCTCGTTCAGTTGGTTTTCTTTTTCCTAACTTTTTTAGCATCAGACTCAGTGCCCAAAGCTTTGCTTTTATCCAGTGGATCATTTTTCTCTTGCTCCGTCTTTTCCCACAGGCGATCAAGCCATTTCATCAAAGGCGTAAATACAGCGTCCAAAAAATCAAGGATCATAGTTTTCACTTAGTACCTTTTTTTAACAATGACCGAATGTACTCCTGAATCAAGAACGCAATCGCCCGCAAGAGAGTTATCATTCCTTTTTGGCATCACTGGCAAATAGTCCAATCAAAAATACCATAGTAGCTATGATAGCTTCCTGCGGTATCACAACGCCAAATAACGCTTGCGCGACAACGGCAGCACCGCCAACAATAGCGGTTATCGTCGTTTTCCAATTTTTCACGATCATCCCATAAATTAGTTTAACAATGTGCGGAGAGAGCTTCGCGGCTATCTCCAGTGATTTCAGTTTTTCATCGACGGCGAGCGTGAACCGTTCCCACGCGGTAAACTCCAGTGGTGCTTCAGGTAACGGCTCGACGTTCTTACGTTTCTTCAACGGTTCACGTGGAACATGATTCTTCGGCGCGGGTGTTATGCGCGGTTCGTCACTCATTTTTATTCGGCGACCAAAATTGCGTCGGTTTGTTGCGTTGTTTGTCGTCGTCACATAAACATGGTTTATTTTTTAGCAACTGGATTTGCAATTCGTGATCCTGCACCTGTGCCGATTGCGCTTCAATACGAACAAGTTTCGACGAGATTACTGCTACGTCTTCGTTTAAGCGCGCAATCGTATTCACTAGCAAGAGCCCAACAGATACTACGACAGTTCCCGCTATGCCGACGATCCACCGCGTGAATACGTCGCCGTGATAACCATTACTCGTCGTCATCATGATCCTTTTTTAATACTTCACTCAAAGGCGTTCGATAGTAGTCGCCGATGTTATACTTTTTGATATTATCGCCAACGGTTATCGTACCTACCGCCTGCGGTGGCCATGAATCAAAGTCTTCGACGATAAAAGCGTTGACGACAATGCCCGTTTTCTCTTCAACGATGATGTAGCGCGCGCGGAGCATTACGGCTGTGGCTCCTGCGCCACGAGTTGAATGCCGCCGAGTTGAAACACAAACTGCACTCCGTACTTCTGCTCGATTGTTTGCTTTGCTATTTCCAATTCTTTGTTTGCTTTTTGAAGTTTAACGATGCGCTTTGCCTCTGCAAGCTCTGAATCATCAGTTCCCGCTTTGTTTGTTATTGGTTTCATACGACGGCATCCAAAAACGTGAGTAAATCATCAAGTCTGTTCACCTCCCGATTTGACTTCTGCCTAATGTCGGCAACGGTGGCGCGGCTCACCCTCTTTGTCTCCGGTGTTATGTCGCCGTTCTCATCGCGTTTAGCAATGGTAATATCCACTAGATCAGCATCTACACGTACAGCTGTTACCTTGCCTCTATTGTTCCACCTGCGAAATTCGTTCGGATCGATGTAATCCATGATGTAAATCCTTTTAGGTTGTTCCTCTGAAACCGTGAGCCTGATCGTCGGTTATCATTGCAGCTACACGCTGCGCGAGTTGCTCCAGTGTTACCGTCGATGGGTCAAATGTTGTTCGTGTTAGTGTTCCTGTCGGTGCTCCGTAGGTCTGAATAGCACTTTTCTTTAGTACCTGTGTAGCACCCAGTTTGAACGCGTCGCAGTAAATGTCTGCTACTGCGCTCTCTGTATCGATTTGGAATACATTCGCTAGGCCGCCGGCGAGGGCAAGCCTCATTGCTAAACTAGAATAATATGTGGCGCCGACATTTGTCCATCTTACCACACAATCATAAGCCTGTGTGTTTGTACCTGCTGCCCCGCGCTGCAAGGTAACGTTTGTTAATACACCACCGAAACCAGCTACTGTTGTACCGCTGGATTTGAAGGTAATGTCATCGAGATAGCTAGACACAGAATTCGTTAGCGTCGTGTAGGCTATCCGGTACAGGTCACCGTTGCCACTGAGATAGAATGTGTCGTATAACGCGCCTCCGTTCCAAACAGTCTGAAGGACAAATGCACTTGTACGACTTGCATGCGTAGCTACGTCCCAAATGACGTTAAATTTGACTGCGTCTTGATTTGCCGTGGTGGAGGATTGTAAACGATAATAGAACGATCCACCAAAACCACTTGCGACAGTGCCTGTCGAGCTTATGTCGCTCCTCATAATTTGGCGTATACTCGTAGTTTGATTTGACGATCTCAGTGCTACGTATGTAGCTACATCGTTATTGCTATCTTGATTTCCGTAGAACGGCTGTCCAGTATTAGTCGTTCCAGTTAATGATGAGACTACTCCGCTGCCGCTCGTGGCTGCTGAATTGGTGTAGCTAAACCCATTACCAGAGGTTACAGATACCGACATAAAAATGCCGGTCGTTACACTTCCCGACAGTCCGATACTGATTCGTCGAGATGTGCTTGTTGTGCTACCAAGACCTAGAACCTTGCCTGTATTATCCCAAATAAAGTTACTATCTCCACCGAACGCACCGGCGTTGTTGAACTGGATTTGTGTTGTCGCGCCGCCAGGACTTGCTGATACAGTCTGCCATGTATTGTCTTCGCGAAGGAATTTCGTCGCGCCGCCACCTCCTGATCCTAAATAAGCATACGATACCGTACCACTCGTAATGTCAGCTCCACTATGTACATGCGATGCAGCGGCTTTACCGTTGATCTGTGTTTGCAGTGCTGATGTGACACCCGATAAGTACCCGAGCTCTGTACTCGTTACAGCGCTTACAATGACGACACCCGACGCATCGGTAGCGACGGCACGCGATGCCGTGAGTGCTGTCATGTCTGACCATGCAACGGGGGCGGTGAGACCACCGCCGCCGCCTGAACCTACTGCTTGCGGGCTAGTTATGCTCATGAGTTTTGATCTTTCAATCTCCCGAACCATTGATACTGAATCGATGCAGACGCGGCTTCCTCAATAACTTTAAGAGTTGCGCCTTCGCCAACTTCGATCTCGTAGATGTTATTTGCCCCCATTTGGAAGCCCGTTGTTGCCGTTGGTGTTGTGCCGTCGATGGTGTAGCGTACGTTCTGCGTGAACGGCTGTAGCTGCACGTAGTCGCCACCATCGGGCTTCGTCAACGTCACCGCCGCCGATAACGTGGCGTTCGTCGTATGCGCTCCTACTCGTATTTCTGTGTTCGCCGATGGCATGGTAAACTCCTTTAGTATCTTTGTTCAGACTCTCCCCGATGCCCGAAGGCACCGGAGACAATCGGAATCGTAACCCGCTTTCTCGGTCGGGTCTTTTTTCAACCAATCGCCAACAGATGCTGGGCTATGCCGCGATCTGCCGCAAGATTTGTCGTCGTATCTCCGCAGTGCAGGATCACGAAGATCACGGCATACGTACCCGCTGCTCCGTCGCCTGCTGTTGCAGATACATCGATATACCGTTTGCGGCCCCACGTCATGCCCGAGAAGACGAAGAACTTATTGTCATCAGTGGCAGAGGGTAATGCACTCGTAGCTCCTGATTCGGGGATGAGCGATGTCCCGCAAACCAAACCTGTGATGTCCGTTGCGCCGGCCATGCCTGAGTCGTCGGACTCCTGCACCTTCAGGGTTGCCATCGCAATATCTGTCGCTCCAAGATAAACGACAATATCGAAATGCTGCCAACCGGCCAGATCGACGACGTTCGTCGTGAAGGCAGCGTTGTCGACTATCGCACCCGGCGGTGTGATCGAAACGAGCTTCACATTTTGTAGACCAGTCATTTGTTTTTTCCTTTATATTAAGAATTTTTAGTTTTTAGTTACCAGTGCGGCGATGCCGCCACGCTTGCGGTTTCCTGCCGTACTGTCGGCCTTACCCCAGTCGAAGGCAATGCCGCCGAAACGCCATGTGGCGACCGTCGTAATCAGTTGTGTCTTGATGTCCTTGTGTGACTCGACGGTAAGACCTTTGCGGTCACCGAGCAGATATGAACCGAAATCGCCGAAGAGCAATGGTATTGAGCTCACGGCAGTAACGGTAGGCAACGCATCAGTGATGTAGACCGGAAACCCGTCGAAGACAAGCATCGGCACGCCATCGATGACATGCGTAGGCTGTACGCCTGCGGCAGAGAGTGCGAGCGTCTTTAACTTTTCATAGTAAAAGACGGAACTGCACACGAAACCGCGCTTGAGGCCTGAGCGGTTTGCTATGTTGGCGCCCATAGCCTGAATATCAGAGGCTGTGATCGACGCCCACGTAGAACCTGTAGCCACGCGCACGCCGGGATGATAAACTTTATGAGCATCGGTTGCCCATGTACCACCTGCATCTTCGACGGCCTTTTGGAAGGCATAAGGCATACCGATGATACCGCCTGTCGCAGAGAGACCCGTACCGGCGAAAATGGCTGTGTCTTCGACCAACGCCATTTCATAGCTGCACCATTCGGCAAATTCATCTGCAAGGCTAATCTCGGCATCTTCCTCAAGAGTCTGATACCATTCCGTTCCGATAGCTACCCATTTGTTTTTGAGCACCTTCTCTTCATAACGAATGTTATCGCTTGTCGTGATGGTATTGCCTTCGCCAATATACTGACCCGTAGGCCCGTCGACTTGCGTGCGCAACAAACGTTCTACTGTCTGCATCGATATGATTTTACATATCTGGCGCGCTATGCCGCGTTGATCACGATATTTAATGATTTCCTCTTCCATTTCGTGCGGGATCAGAATGCCGCCCGTCGCGAAATCGAGAATGGACGCGGCACGCTTTTGTGTCGCCTGCTGCAACGGATTCTGCGCAAGCCATGCCCGCGCCTGTTCGTTACCGCGTGACGCCTGAATGATACGCCCCATGTGAAGTGCCATCGCATCGGAGCTGAATCTCTTTGTGCGCTTGTGTTGTGTCACCGTCATATCACCCGCGCCTGTACGCAATGAAAACGGCGGTGTGCCGCTAGCTTGTTGTGCTTGTAGCGATGCAGCGTTGTTGGCGGCGGCCTGTCGCAAGGTGTTCTTCCGTGCGACGCGTGCCTCAATGTCGTTAAGCCTCTTTATAATTAAACTGACCTTCTTTGACATACGATCGGCGGCCATCATTGTTGCATCACTGCCGGCTCCGGTGTCTCCTTCAGCAGCGCCGATGATATCTTCAATATCTGGTATCAGAGCTGCTACCTGTTCACGAATGGCTGCAACTTGAGCCATTATCTCCTCTGGATTATCCGGAGGCGACTCCAGGAGCTTGTCGACGGCCACAAGTACCTCGTCGATCGTCGCTGTAACCTCTTCGGTAGTCCCTCCTGTTGGCAAATCTGCCACCGCGGGGTCAACGTCAGCCCGCTTCGCTGATGTTCTTTTAATCATGATAAATTCCTTTTTTGTTTAGTTCGAAACTTGCTTCTTTTAGCAGCGTACGAGCTGCGCGCATACGCTGCTGTTCACCGCGAATTGAAACGGTTGTTAGGATGGCATCGGCTCTTTCCACTGCGCCTGCCAGCGCATGTAAGTCACGCCGCAATTCACCGTCCACATCTCTCTTTCCATTGCTACGCATATCCGCATAACTACGTAAGTGACGCTCCAATGAATGCATCGCGTTATCCAAGGATGCTATCTTATCTTTCAGAGTCATGGCCTCATAGCCACGTGTACCAAGTGTTGTCGCATCGGAATTAGCAGGGACTAATACGGGACTTACTTCATAGCAAATGACACGCGTAAACTCCTGAATTCCATCGTTAGCAATGCGTTGATCTATTGGTTCAAAGCCATGCGACCATTTATTTACAGAACCAAAATCGAGGTGCTCGAAGAGGTCTAAGCCGTCACGTGTTCTTAGCGCGAACTCAGACTGTACCCACCAGCCACCATTCTTACGACAACCTTCCGGTAACGTCTTGTCACCGGGTTTGAGTTCCGCTGACTCTGTAACTTTCCCTACAAATCTATTCCAGTCGTGCGCCCAGCACACCCGGGGCATGTCATTCGGATTAGGACTATTAGCTCTATCGTAGTCAGCAAAAGCGCCCATTACAAAGCGTGTGCCCCACGAATCGATGATGTCGTACGGCGAGACGATTGCTTCTACGACACCCGATCTGTCGTCATGTTTGCGAGTGGATAAGATGTGGGTCGGATGGGAGCGGTAAAGGATGGCACCAGTCCTGTCTTTTAATCTTTTGCCTCGGCTGTCATCCGCCGGCTCTACTTCGTCATCAGTGTACCATTTATGAATCATGTCCATGCTTGGGAATTTAACTCCCAAGGCAGGTGTCGAAATTATTTTGATGACGCCTATGTCGTCGACGCCCATGCCGCCGTGGTCTTTCCCGGCCTTCACACGTACTTTGTCGCCGATGTTATAAATAGTTCCTGGCATCATTACCCTCCCTCGATTTGTCTGCGGCGTACTGCCTGTACGACGCATCTGCAATTTATGGCATTCGATGCCGATCCGCCAAGTGCCGGCCCTTGCGTTGCCGTGCCGTCGGAGAATTGGAATGCCCCGCCAATTTCGACAACGCTTCCATCCAAACGTTCGTGTTCATCACGTACTTTACTATCTCGTTGTGTAATCCACACAAGTACGAATTGCTCTTGTTCGTCGGACTCCTGACCATTCAATTCACCCCACGTATCGACTTGTGTACGTGTTGTCTGCGCTTTGACCGTCGTCGTGGCTATCGCTTTGGCGCGGGACGCCGACATGGCATCGAGACGTTCTGTCAGTGCTTGTGCGATGTCATTGACGGACTTGCCTGCGTTTTGCTCGAGGACTGCTGAAATGTCTTTGCGAAGTGTTCCGAGTGCTTCGTTGACTTTGCCGGTTACCTCGCGTTGCGTTTTCTTTTCGATGTCATCAACAGTAGATTCGACGGCATCAAGTGCGGAGTCAGTCGACTCTAACGCAAATGATAATATCGAACGGAACAGCGTAGCCCGCACGTCGAATGTTGCACGTAGGAACTCCTCCGCTAATTTCGCCCAATCAGCGACGCCGCGTTTGCTGGTGCGCAGCTCAGCCTGTGCTATGCCGAAAGCCCCCTTGATCATATCGAGCGAAGCATCTTCCATCGCCGACTGAGCTTCGCGCATGACCTGTTGTGTGGCCTTCCACGATCTCGTGGCGAACTCATCGCGCCAACGGACTTTGACGACCTTCCCCGCATCGTCACGTTCCTCGACGGCACACAGATAACCTTCGGATATATCGCCGCGAGGGATAGTATCGTTATTTATTGTCTCTTCGTTGTTACCACTGAACAAGCCACCAGTCGCTGCGGGCTGCCGCTCATAGTTGTACTTGTTACCTATTTCGGCTTCTGCAAGCTGCTCACCCAACGCCTCCAATGCTTGGTTGAGTGTGAAGATGTTTTTCTCGTAAAGGGATATTGTTGGATTGATTAACGTCTCGGGATCGTTTTTCAACGCCCCGATATTCGACGTATCAAATTGAAGCTGGATACCCGGCCACGTTCTGTATAATCCCGATTCGATCTGCTCTGCCAATGCGACCCAAAAGGGTATGCGCGTGAGTGTCGTGTACTCACGGTATGCAATTTCTTTATTATTATATGTACTGATGGCCATGCCGGCACGCGTCATAACAACAGTTGGATCGGTGCGGAAAATGCCGCAGATCGCTGTCTCTTGCGTTTTGATTTGCTCTGTCACCTGTTGGCTGCGCGGGTCAAGTCCCATTGGCTGCCACGTCATGCCGTTGGTCAAAACCATCGGTTTCAACCGGTCACGCTTGGCTCCGAAGATGCGTTGCAGCCACCCTTCCTTCAACTGCTCGGTGTCTACCTGTGTGCCCTGCGGGGCGTTGAATGTTCCGGGCGGCACACCACTGGAGAGGGCAAGGTTGTAGGCACTCGTTGTGAGTTCGTTGTACGTTTCAATGTCTGACCATGCTATTTCAATTGGCGCAATACCTTCCATTGGATTCAGGGCATTTGCGTAACTCGGATGTCGCAGGTGTATTACATCATCTATATCAATTTGCTTAGCATTATCGCCGAAGCCATATATGTAATTAGCTATAACACCTGATTCGTCGTAGCGTTGCGTTATCTGTCCGGAATTATATGGCCAATATGCGTTTATCGTTCCGAGTGAGTTACGCTGCGCTACCCAATAGCAGTTGCCGCCGATGTCTAAATACACTGATGTTATAGCCATGAACTCCGACCAGCCCATGCGCGGGTTGGGACGACGCATAAGCACAGCGAAGGGATGTGTGTAACTGAGTGCCCCGCTTGGCATTACAACGGCGATAGGTGCTTCGTTGAGCGTTGATGCTCGTAATGATATGCACGCCGAAACGACGGCGCACTTCTTATACCCCTGCTCGACGCGTCGTTTGTACTCGCCTGCCTGTGGCACGGGCTGCCGTTGTTGCTGATATTTAATGAGCGACAGCGATAGGTCTGGCTCTCCCCATGTCCGAGTATTATATTTATTTATAATATCGTTCACAAAAAGATCACCGATGCTGTTTGTTGTGTGTGTGCGTCGAGCGAAATGACCATAGCGTCGATTAAATCATCATGATAACGGCTGCTTGGAAATACTTCTAACTCCAAATCTAACTCTTCCGGTAAGATTCCACAATGTGATATTAATCCTTGCTCGTATTTGGCTGCCCACGGCTGGAATCGTGTGAGCTTATCGCGTGTGCCGGGGTGGTACGAGTTGATGTGAATCTTAGTAACGCGTCGTAGTTCTTGAATCATAACATGCTGATAAGCAACGTCTTCGACGGCCACACACATCGGATTCCATTTGTCGATGAGACGCATAACCTCGCGTACGTGCTCATGGAAGCTCCACCTGCCGTGAGTAATGTCAACAATTTTATAATCACCCAATGTGCTATTGTGAGCAGTTACGACGTTAGCGCGGAAGTCGCTGGATGTTTTAGAGCTTATGGCAAGGTCAACGCCTATTGTTATCGTCCATCCGTCGGAGCGCACAAACGCCCCTTCGCGCTTAATCCACGAGAGGTTCATCACGGGGCCGACAACATCAATATCTTCGCCAAATAACTCTTGACGCGCATAATCGGACGTAAACTGTGATTCCAATGTGGTTATGTAATCGGGGGCTAGATGGGTGTTATCGTGTGTCGTTGCCGTCACTATCGCTATCGATGGTGTGCGCTCTACGAGCCGTCGCATCCACGTGCCTTTGATGGCGTTGGGTGTCGAGGTCATAAATAATTTTAATAACTTGCCACGCCGCAGACGCGATAGGACTTGCAGGTATAGTTCCTCACTCGTCAGCACGCACTCATCGATCCATGCCCAATCGATGTTGGGACCGCGAAGAGAATCAGGGTCGGAGCCCGTGCGCCATAATATCTCTGATCCATTTATCGTCCGCGTATCTATCGTGTCACCGCTTTTGTGTGATTTAACAAATGGCCTCCAGTGTTCTAGAAACGTTGCCATCGTTGAATCTTTGAGCATGCGATACGTGGGTGCTACCACCAGCCCGCGTGAACCTGCATATTGATTGCTCGTGTATTTGGCACACAGCGCAGCACCAAGCATGGTCTTACCTGAGCCAAGCCCGCAGCGCATGTAGGTTATTTTGTTTTCATCAACAATTTTAATAGCCCTGCGATGCCACGGCAAAGGGTTGAACTTCGCGTGTATCTTACGTTTTAATTCTAGGGTTTCCATCTGCTGGGCTTCACAGCACGAAGTACAAACGCCAATCGTTCGGGTAGTAGGTCTGTGCTTGCCAGTTCGATGTCGAAGTCGTCTTTGTAAATGTATCTATAATCAGACATCGGCGTTTTGCCCACTTGCTCGTATTCGGGCTGGCACAAGAACACCAACGAACCCGCCGTTATTACCCGTGTATGCGTCGGGTCTCCCCACGCCCACTGGCTTCTGTAATCGGGCACGGTTGCGTGCAGAGTGCCGTCGGGTTTGAGGATGCGGTAGACTTCGGAAAATATAACAAAGAAACTGACAGCATCGCCTTGTCTGCCAATGTGCTCTAGTACCTCATACGCATGTATTTCATCGAATGAATTATCGTCGAACGGCCACGGCGTTACGTTCAAATCATGAACAACATCTGGATTATGATCTTTGTTAATATCAAGAAATATAGGCTCGTTGTAGGTCTCTCGCCCGTCTGTGGTCAAAATCGGCGTTCGCAGTCTGCCACAACCGATTATGAGTTCACGCATCGGTTTTCTCATCGCCCCCATCAGCTGGCTCGCCGCCTACCTCAAACTCTTGATCAACGACCGACACGGCAAGGTCGGATTTATCACGCCAGCCCACTGTATTCTTTAGCGCAAAAATGTGCATCGAGGCGCTTGGAAAGTGGCCTTCAGGATTTGTACCATGCTGGATTTGCATTGTCAGGCGCATAAGGCGGGCATCCCGGGCGGCTTGTACTTTCTTTATCGCGTCAGAAAATTCCTCATTATAGCGTGGGCTTTGTGCGTTTCTCCAGTCGTGCATCGTTTCTTTAGTTATACCCAGTGCGTGAGGTAACATCTCAAGATACCACCCCTCCTCGGTTGCCTTTTCGAGTATAGGCAACATCACCTCAGGGTTGTATTTACTTGGCCTTCCTGCGTGTGCCATGTACGAATATAGCTAAGGTATTTTTACTCTCACTCTCCACCGGTTTGGATGGTGGTCGTATTCCTGTAACACCTCCTCTAGCTCTACCTTACACCCATATTTGACTTGAAATTCATAAGCGAGATTGTTTATCTGTTTTTGCATCTCTCGCTTTTCTTCGTGCAACTGGTCAATGGTGTTGGTGTTTGTCCGTGGGGGTATTGGTGTACCCTCTTCGCAATTCGTGTAGTCCATAATTTCCTCGATACTCATTTTTGCCACATCCTATAGGGGTACATTTAATTTTTACCCCTTAACCCTACCCCATGTATGCCTCGGCGTTTCCGATTCATTGTAGGCGATTTGTGGGGGTAAATTCAAAAAACGTCGTCCTGCCACCAGATGTCGCGGACGATGTTTGCCGTCGGAGCGGGGGCTATCCTGCCATGTTCGATTTGCAGAGTTAGGTACTTAGGGCGCATGGCAAGATTATTCTTCGCCTGAGCCAGCCGAACGATTTCCGGACGTGTTGGATCGGGATTGTCCAGCGTCCAGATAACGCGGGGATGCTGGGCGATGGCTGACGATCCTCGGATGGCTGAGATGGACGGGGGTTGGTTCACATCGTGGATTTTGTGTTTATTCATGTGGTGGATCAGTAAAACGGGTTTGTTGCAATGTTTAGCAAGTTCTGCCAGCCACTGGACGACCTTACCTGCGTCGGTGGAGTTCTCATCGGAATTGGTTGCGCCTGATAGGCTGTCGATAACCAACAGCCGGTGGGATTCATCCGCAAACGCTACGCCGATCCGTTCGCGGTCGTTGGTGTTGCTGAGGCTGGGCACGACGTTTGGTTCGTCGAGCGAGTAGGGTATGGCAATGCGGGTAAGGTCAGTGCGCATGGATTGGGCGCGGTGGACGTGGAACGGCTCACCGGATTCACACTCCACCCACAGCACCGTTGAATCGACATCGGGTATGTAAGGCATGCCATCGAACCACGCTTTGCCGTGAAGGACGATGTGGGCTACGGTGAGGGCGAGCATCGACTTGCCGACGCCCGCATCTGAGGCAAGCATGGTCACAAATCCATTGGGCAGCCAGTTGTGCCACGTCCACGTAATCTCTGCGTAGATGTCTTTGAGGTCGGCAAACGTTTTTAGAAATGGGGATTGTAAACTTATTTTGTTTTGATCGTTCATAGTCCACGCTCTTTCAATCGCTGTATTTCAAGTTTGGTTCCTACGAGTACCGCTGCCAGTTGTGTGCGTTCCGGAATACCCCTTATTCCCAGATCGTCGCATCGCTTTTGAGCGTAGTCGAGTTTTATCTGATGGTTAGGGTCGTCAGTTGGCTCAAGGATCAGGGTTAGCAGTGTCGCTATGGCCTGACCTTCCTGCGACTTTCTAAATCTTTTTAGGATAGGCTTCCAGAATTTATCGTAACCAAAGTAACCGGCAACTTTCCGCCGGAGTTCCGGCCTAAGACTATGCGCCTCCAGCTCTATCCAGTAATCGATGAGCGTTTGCTCGATAACGGCTTCTGTGAAGGTCATGATTTTTGCTTTATCATCCATTCGGCAGCCTTTGCTCTCCAGTTGGTAATTTTTTGTCCGGTTCCGTCGACCCAGCCTGTGCTTGTGTAGCGCGCAGAAAATGTCACCGCCTGCTCAATGCCCCACCCCTTGTCGGCGAAGTGTTTTTTAACCTCGGCTAACGTCGGGTCGGTTGGTATTGGCGGGTTCCATTTTTCTTGGTTGCGCTTCCAGGTACGTAGAGCTGACTTCCAGTCCTTCATGGGATTTTTGCCGGACTTCCAACCGACCGTTTGATTTCGGTCATAGAACGCCTCGGCTTCGTCAGGGATGCCAAGCTCGGTTGCATAGGTTCGAACTTCGTCGAGAGTTGGGGGAGTGAAACGGGTACCCGTATTTGACGCGCCTTGGTTTCCCCTTGCATCCCCTTCCTTATCCTTGTCTTTATCCTTATCTTTATCTTTAACACTTGTATAAGTGTTAGGTAAGTGTTCGGTAACTCTTGCTGAATACTTAGTGTAAATTTCTAGTAAGTCGTTTGCTTCTAAGAGCTTAATAACTGACTTCTGAACACTTACGCCCTCTTTTAATTCGCGTGTGTTGTATTGGAACTCGATGTAGCTAAAAATAAGCCACTTGCAGCCGGATTTGAAAACATGGATGCGATCTCCGAATAATTCAAGTGCTTCCGCCGCGTTAAATGGTAACGATATTTGGAATTCTGCCAGCTCAAAATCCACACGCCAAATTCCTGCGTGGTCGCAATTGTCTAATATATACAGCCAAAGTAATTTATAGTTGGGTGGCAGTGTTCTAAACCATTGATTCTTCCATTTATCGGAATCGGTAAACCGCTTAGACATCCAAACCTCTAAAAACACCGAAACCTTTAGAGACCTGCGCTGGTTGATGTGTACCAGTCACCGCTTCACAGCTAGTGAAGTCTCTAAAGGTTTCGAGATTTTCTATTGAATAACACATCTTTTCCGCATCCACAACTTACCAATTCCTACTCACTTTTCCAATGTTCAATCGGCAAACAACTGTTGTTGTTTTGTGTCTGGTTGTCGTTCCTCTTTTAGTACTTCCGTGTCGGCAACCGTCAAGGATTGCTTGACAGTTCGACCGTTGTTTGGTTGAATTGCGTGAACGGCACAAGCCAAAGAAAACATGTCTATGCGACCGTCACTAACAGGTAGCCCAGCTTGCAAGCAAACAAGGATGTTTTTAATCGGTGCAGGGTATTGGTCTGGTTGACCAAATACGTGAACGGCGCAGTCCCAATGATTAGACGAACCAGAATCCCTAGTAAACACGCCATTCGAATCAGATATACCGTAACCAAATTCCCAACAATCCAAGCACAAAGCAAAACATTGTTGTGCGCTCATACTCCACCTTTCAAATAGTCCTCAACACATTTAATAAACTCTTCGACGCTCCGGCAAACCCTAACACAGTACCCGTTACTTTCAAGGTGTGCCATCATATCACGCTGCTCTTTGCTGATCGCACCACGCTTCGTCTTCAACTCAGCGAACAACCCGTTGTACTTGTCTGTCTCTACCGGTACGAAGATATCAGGCACCCCACGCCGAACGCCCTCGCGCTTAAGTCTAGCCCCTGTTACGGCATCCCTGCGCCCGCCGTTCGGAACGTGGAACGCCATTGCCTTCGGATGCTGTAAGTTAATCCATGTCATGCAGGCAATCTGAAGGCTAGATTCCGTGTGTCTCATCGAGACATAATCCTGTTGGTACAGAAATTTATTATTTGCTCTCCATTCGGGAGTCGAACCCGATAGGGGTGGCCTCGAGAGTGGGTTGGGGGAGTTTGAGGCTTGCGCTGCCTTGCGCGACGGAGAACCAGCGTATGAGGCTAAAGCTTATCTGCCTTCCTGTCAAATCTAATCGGCTTGTGCCCTTCCGGCGGCAGCAATCGATACCGTGCGACATGCTTGCCGGTTGATGTCGCGACGATCTCCGTTTTGATGTTTAAACCACCGGCACGTAACTCGTTGATGCGCCCTGCAAGTCGCAAACAACCGAATTTTTGCAGTGCTTGCAATGCCGTTAGTGTGTGTCCGTCCGAAAGAAATTTTAATATCGCCTTACGCTGTGAGTTCATAGCTCTGGCTCCCATTCAGATTCGGGGTCTTGGTGCTGTTCAATGATTGATTCGATCATTGAATCGATATTTGTTTTTGACAGCAATGGTAGAATGTCGAACTCAACCGTTTTCCCATCCTTAAATATATTTACCGTCGCATTTGTGATTTTGACTTCGGGGGGATCACCCGACAGCCATCCACCTAACGTGCGGTCATAATACGGACCAAACCCCGATGTGTATTCGTACCCGACATCGACATCGAGTTCTTCGATATCGACGGATAGACAGATGAGGCTCATACTGTTTTCTCCGGTAACTCCTTAACATCATTCACGATCTCAAAATTTGCCAATTCCTCGACAGATTCGTCGGTCAGCATCAAGGGTAACACTACGCCACCCTCAACCAACATGCGCATTTTCTCGACGGATTGCGGGCTTAGCTTCGGAACGAGTTTGACAACGGGATAGCTCGAACTTGACCCGGGTTTGTTGCTGATAACTTTTTCCACCATCAGTTCAAATGGAATACCCTTCACCGTATCACCCAGCGACATCACAAAGTCAAATGTGTCGCGTATCTGCGGTATCGTCGAAGCTGTACCGCCTGTTTTAAATTCCCAAACACCAAACGCCCGTATCTCCGGCAAAATAAAGCGGAGCGTCAACGTATGTCGCCATTTGCCGGCTTTTGCGGCAGCTTCGCGATCGTTGTTTTGTTCCATTTTTTTAGTGTCCGCGTTCCAAAGCCATGCCGTCGTGCCGTCTGAAATGCCCGTCAAACGACCTGCGCTGTCTCTGCACTCATGACGTTCGTTGCAAACCTGTACTACGTCGTCGCTCGGAAATATAATGGTGAGCCTTGTCGGCTCGGCTCCGTATGCTTCGTGAAACATCGACGCAAATTCACCTGTTGCGATGAAGTGATCCAGTGAGCGCGGTATCTCTTTACCGTTACTTGATATGGTCTTATCACCACACTTGATTTTGCCAATGATAGGCAACGGGCTTGCACCCGTGCTGGCGTTGGCAACGCGCCCGCTTAGTTCGTTACTCATGGTGTTACCTCTTGTGGTAGTTCGTTTGTTACGTACAAATCCTTGTGTCTACGGCGTACCATTTCCTTAGCATCTATCACCTCTGTCAGCGTTTTAAGATCAACGTCATTGGTTAGTATGCCATTCCAAGTGCGCATACTAATTTTTGGTACTAACGGCGTTCCGTATTGTTCATGCTTCAACAATTTGTAGGATTCCATCATGGAACACACAAGGTACTTCTCCGCTTCCGTTACGCCTTGTTCTGCGAAGTTGTAGAACGCCCGCGCGTTACTCTTCCAGTCTTTAGGTGAAAGGTTGAATACGTGTGTTGGCATAAAATCTGCACCAAGTTCAAGTATTCTATCGCTGTTGTCACCTATCAAATATGCTATGATGAACTTGTAAAAAGCCAGTTGGTACTTGTACGAGTCATAAAATACGCCATCACGGCAACCGCTTTTAAGGTCAACCATTGCAACGACGCGCTGACCGTTGTAATTGAGAGTGCAAACAAGGTCTATCGTTCCTGCAAGTCCGACAACAGGGTGACATATTGGCAACTCAATGGCGATGGGTTCAACCTTGTACTCTCTGCGCCACATCTCCAATGCCCAAATGTCGGCTGAGAGCTTCTTCGACCACGCACGATATACGTCGGAGTCGATACCCTCATCGCTGGGGCAATAGTACACATAGTTAATAATATCGTTACCAAGCGTAATCGGCTCGCCTTTCAACAACATGCTAAACAGGATGTGTAGACACGTTCCATACGCCGCCGCTTCATTGAGGTATGCGTTGTGTTCCTGCATGTTTTGGAACTTGTTCACCGCCCACGGCAAAAGCTCGTTTTTAGGAACCATTGCGTTTAACATCGTTGTAACGCTTGGATAGAACGTCGGAACCCATTCAGGTTTATCCGGTTCGGTCTCCTTAAGGTCTAACGTGTAATACCAACGCTCGTTAAAGGAATCAATGCGATAGAGTCTAGGGCGTATTTCGTCGATAACTGCCGTAGCAAAATCAGGCGATACCTCTTTGATTGTCTCGTTAATATCTGTTAAGATGTTCACGGCAGCATCCTAACCGATACAACGAACAATCCAAGTGCTATTAAACCCCCTACGATGCGCTTGGCGTAGCTAGCTGGGTTCGTGCGCCGTCCCCTGATGCCTACGACGAACTCGCGTATCTGCACACCGTCTGTGCGGTGTTCAAAATAAATCATCATGTGTCGTACCTTTGTGTGTTGTTGTGTCGATTCGCCCCCTAGCTTCGTTGTTGTGGTTAGGGGGCTTTGTTTATTACCTGATCTGTATTTTCTTTGGAGGTCTGCCGATCACCTCGGCGTTGTTGGTTCCAAATTGGGAATCGTACACCAACTTAACCAACCGCCTAAACTCGGCAGTCATTGACCCCGTGTTGGCTTTCGAGAGCTGGAGTAGCATGTCGCCGAACTCCTTTGGAACTTGAAATGTCAGCCGTTGCATGATCACTAACCGATTCGTGTTGCGTTTTGATGTGTGTGCCATATACGCAAATATGGCACATATCTTTCACAATGTCAAGTGTTAGTTATGCACACTTCACGGTGCTTGTCGGCAATCAATTTACTTGCGATTTCACGCATCGTTCTACAACCATAGTGCGCCATAAGGTCTTGCAACATCGCGCGTTCGTGCGGAGATAGCCGAAGTGGGGTTATGCGATAAGCCGCCTTGCGACGGACAATGGCTTTGGTGGTCATCGTAGCTCCATTGTGTTGAGCGGAAAGAGGGCGTCGAATTGTTTGTCGCATATACCAATTTCAAATTCCGATTCATCTACCGTTTTGAAGCGGGAGTTGGCATATCTGTACCGCTTCAACAACCGCAGCGTGTCGGCTGTGAGTTGTGCTACCGAGCTACTGTCAGCTTCTTTTTGATGGAATTCTATCAACTCATCTATCGTCATGGCGTTGCTCCTTTCGTTCGGGATGTGTCGATAACGATTTCGTCGCTATCGTTGTAGGTGAAGCATAGAGGACAGTAGTCTTTGTCTATAAGGTTTTCCCAATCATTGCCGATTGCAGCTTCAACCGCACCAACTTTATCAGTCCATGCAGAGTATTCCGTTCCTTCGTCCGCACTCATTCCGCAGTTGTCACACACCACCGTGAACATCGTTACTTCCTTAATCATGTCGTTCTCCTGTGGGGGCGATTTCACCTGCATCTTCATCCCAACCAATCAACTCACGCCATCCTTCAATTGCTGTCACACCAGCGTAATGCAACGCTTGTAATTTAGTTAGTGCGATTGTCCCGCGAAGCAAATTGGCATGAGTAAAGGTAGGGTTTTGCAACAGTGCAAATATTTCTGATTCCTTCACCAGCCCCTCGCTCTCGATGTAGGCAGAGACTTCAAACGCTGGCTTGCTCATGGGGCGTCCTCATCGTTAGTGTTGTTGGGCGTTTTAACTTGCAACGGATGGTCTTACTTTGAACAACCCATTTTCTGTTCGGACTCGGGGTATAAATAGTTGTTGCTACCCATTTGTCTCTATTCATGTTCTGTCTCCTTCATTTTGTTTAGTAGTTGTTGTTCGGCTTCCAGCGTGTCATGGTGTTGGCTTTCGTTGGTTAATTCATTGCAATCAATTCGTCGAGGAGAGGTAGTAGCAGTTTGACTTTAGCAGCAGCAGCATTAGCATCAGCAGCAGCATAAGCAGCAGCATCAGCAGCAGCATAAGCAGCAGCATAAGCAGCATAAGCAGCAGCATCAGAATCAGCATCAGCATCAGCAGCATAAGCAGCATAAGCAGCAGCATAAGCAGACTGCCTCAATCTTCTAATTTCGTTTTTAACGTCTTGAGGTATATTGTTAAAATCAGGAATAGCTTTTAAATAATCTAATAATTCTGTCAAACACTTATTTTCTGGATATTTTATTTCATAAATATTCTTAACACTTTCAGCGCAAAAAATAGACCAATGAACTAACTGATTTTTATTTAAAAGTCTAACAGATACCCAAACCTTATCACTATAAGTAATATTTTCTAGGGCCAAAAAGTCGCGAAAATCGCCCTTATAATTTGGATAGTTAGATTTAAAGTTATCAAACCGTGATTTACATGGGTTTAAACCTGCTATTT